GGGGTGTACGTTAAGAAAATCCTCAACTATGTCTTTGGTTGGAACTGGGACTTTGAGGTCAAAGAACATGGTCAGGAGGGCGATTCCCTATTCGTTTTAGGTAGATTGACGGTTAGAGGCGGCGGGGCCACGATTTTCAAGGAACAATTTGGCCGGGCCGATCTCAAAAAGAAAAAGGACGGCACTGGTTACTTAGACTTTGGAAATGATCTAAAAGCGGCGGCCACCGATGCTCTTAAGAAGTGTGCTTCCGAGTTTGGCATTGCCTCTGATATTTACGGTAAGAATGAGTTTAAAGAGATAAAAGTCGAGGAGGTTAGGGAAATCGTCGAAGATCACGCTGTCGACGATAATATGCCAGCTACTAAGGAACAGTTGCAGACTATAAGGTCAATGGGTGCTGAACCAGGAGTTGATATGACAAAGTCTCAAGTTGCAAACGCCATTAAAAATTTAGCTCAAAGGAAAAAATAAAATGCAACCACAGGATATTGCTCAAGCCTCGAAGGAGGAACTAGTTAACCGTTATCTCAATCTCGGATATAAAGAAGAGGAAATTGCTGCCGAGAAACAGGTTCTCAAAGAGGAGATCGTTTCCCGGATCAAGGATAACGGCGAGGTCATTGGCGACTATAACGTCACCAAGGTCGAACGCACCACTTACAACTTCAAAATGACTCTGGAGCAAGCTAGGGATTTGGGAGCGGTCAAGGAGACTGTCGATAATGACACCCTCAAAAAATTGTACTTAAAGAAGGTAAAATTACCCGTGGAACCAACTATCACGACCAGTGTTTATCCGCTTATCAAAGAAATCGAAAGGCAATGATCACCCTATCCTATTCGAGTATTTCCAATCTTTACGATCATCCTCATTACTGGCTTAACCGCCAGATGGGGGTAAAAATGCCGGAGTGGGACTTCTTTAATGCTGGTAAAGAGGCCCACCGGATCGTTCAGGATCACGTTTCCGGAGTTATCAGGGATCCCCGGCTCTCTTTTTTCGTTTACAGTTTCCCTTTAGTGGAGACTGTTGACTTCGATCCGAAGATGAACTTCCGAATTAAAATCGACGAGGAGTTTGACGTTCAGGGGTATATTGACGGATTGAATATCGGGACGTCTCAGTCTTTGGAAATAAAGACCGGAGCACCCTGGTCAATGACTAAATTCCAGAAATCGTTTCAGAGGAAGGTTTATTCTCTACTCCTACCGGAAATTAAAGAACAATTACTCCTGTCTATCAGTGCTAACCCCGACGAATGGAATAGTAGCACTTCTAAGGTATTCTCTGCCTCCCCTACTAAAACTGACCGGGACGAGGCTATGGAGTGGATCAAAGGCGGTATTAAAATCTTTAAAGAGGGAGACTTCTACCGGGATTTGGTTAAACACGAGGACGGTTCCTGGCACTGCGAGGATCCCCGGTGTCTCTATGGTGATAAATGTTTTTTCAAACATGGCACAAATCTATGAGGTTAAATCATTCACAGACCCTACTAAGACTTACAAGGTCGTTAGAAACAAAGGATCGTGGACTTGCTCATGCGAATCAAACTTTTTCCGGCATGTAAAGTGCGAACATATCAGGAAGGTTCAGCACCTCAAGTTAAAAACTCATGGCCGTGCCTCTAAAAAACATCTTCTTGACATCACCACCAAAGGTGATACTATTAAATTATCAAAGCAGAAAGGAACACTCCCAAGAGTTTGATCTTGGGAAGAGGGAAAGGTAAGAGGGGTGAGTTTATCTCTCCGGCTAGATGAAAATTTAGTCAGGGAGGTAGAACAAGGGATACGCCAGTAGCTTTTCCTTTTTCCGAGGATCAAACAAATTAATAATTCAAAATAAAATGCACATGAAACATTTTAAGAAAGTAAATGAGGAAACGTTTAATAAAATTAAGTCTCTGCTAGACGTAGGTCTGAGTTGGAAGGAAATAAAAGACCTCTCATTCGTACCTAAGAACAACCGAACTAGACACTCAATTGATGATTCAGAAACTTTTGAGAAGTTTCAAGAGTCTATTAAAAGTAAATCTGTTAAGAACAGCAAACAAGTAACGCCGGACGCAATTCCCCAATCTGCGTCTTTAGACACTATTGTTAGAGCATTAGTAGAGATGAAAGTTTCAGTTGACAATCTTTGTAACCTAATCGCTGCCGCCGGTAAATCTAATAAATTTAAAATCTGGTAAAACTATGAAACAAAAAACGTTAACTTTAGAGCAAATAGGTAAAATGTATAGAAAAACTAGAGATAATCCTATCAGTTGGGAATTTGGACAAAATATCAGATATATTCTTTTAGCTTTTATATTTGGAATACTTGCCGGAGTAATACTATCTAAAAGTCTGTGGAATGTTAAAAGCGCCTCACACACCTCACCACAGGGCATTAGGAGAACGATTGAGGTAAAAGCGGCAGAACCTTATTGCGGTGACGCTATCTCTTACATTCGTTGTGCTTCTCAAGATGCCGGACTGACTGACAAGGATGCTTCCTTGCTTATTAGGATTGCTCGTGCTGAAAGTGGGTGTAAATTAAATGAAAAAGCTACCAATGGTAGTTCTACGGCTTCAGGGATGTTTCAGATTTTGTGGGGAAGTTGGAATGGAAACAACTGCCAGGGAAACGCTTTTAACTACAAAGACTCGACTGACTGTGCAATTAAGATTTATAAATTAAGAGGCACTCAACCTTGGGAAACTTCCGCTCATCAGAAAAGCGGTAATGGTTGGGCTGATTCTAACCAATGTCTATGACCCTTCTTAACTTCCTCCGTCAGCAAAAAATTATAAATTATCTAACAGAATATGAAAAAATATACGCTTACTAAAACAACTAAAGAATGGTTCGGAATTACCTTGTTCCAGATTAAAGCCGAAAAGGACTTTAAAGACGTTGGAAAAGGAGAATTAGGAGGATTTATAGAAAAAGAAGAAAACCTAGACCAAGACGGTAATGCTTGGGTCTACGGTGATGCTTGGGTCTACGGTAATGCTTGGGTCTACGGTGATGCTCAGGTCTCCGGTAATGCTTGGGTCTACGGTAATGCTTGGGTCTACGGTGATGCTCAGGTCTACGGTGATGCTCGGGTCTCTGGTAATGCTCGGGTCTACGGTGATGCTCAGGTCTCCGGTAATGCTCAGGTCTCCGGTAAATTAAAACTTTTAGCGGGTTTCTTTTTTGGATTTCGTTATAAAAAAGAAGAAATTAAATATGTGAAGATTGATAACGACATGGAACTAATTTACAAAGGTGAGGCTAAGTTTGGGGAAGAAGAAAAAGAGGTTAGTTTATCGGGCAAGACCGTTAAAGTTTCCCTTGATGATAAGGAATACGAGGCGGTTATCAAATAACCAATAACCCTCCGTCAGCAATATAAGTTAATAGTTATCCCTTCCCCCTCAAAACAATGAAGTATCTCGCCCTCTATTTCATCATCAGTTATTTAGTTATAAAATTATATAAATGAAAAAGAAACTAGACTACCTAAAAATGCTAAAAGCTATAGATAAGTTGGTAAATACCGACTTCTGTGAGGATATGTCTTGGAAATCCTCAGATGAGTCAGCAAATCCAATTACCCAAAAAGATGCAAAACAAATGGCTGGATTATTAGGTAGGGTTTATTCTATCTCCCACGCTATCCATTGCGAGGCGTGTGGTCAAAAATGGAGGGTTAATTTATGACCCTCCAAACCCTAATAGATAATAAATTGAGAGAATTTGATAAGAAATGGACTCGTAAAAGTAAAGGATTAGAAGATAAAGGTAAATATCGTGATGATTGGTTTGTAAAAGAAGCAACTATTTCAAGAGATGTCAAATCCTTCCTCTCTCAATCAATCACCCAAAGTTATGAGGAGGGGAGAGAAGAATCTATGAACAACCCTAAAACAGTAGAGTGGACTGATAACAGCAAAAAGATAATCTTAGACCTATGTGGAGGAAAGGGAGATTGCGATTTTGAGCAATTAAAAGGTTTCGTTACCACCCAAATCCAAAAATCCCGTCAACAGGCTTTAGAGGACGTAAATAAACTTTTAGAACCAGAATGGGATGATAAAGAAATGGAGGGTAAAAAATTCAATTATCGCAGAAGAATTGGTTATAGAGATATGCTTAGAGACGAACTCCGAGAAAAAGTTAAAATGTTAAAAGAAAAATGACAATTTACATTCCTAATGTTACTCAAGAAGGCAGAATACTCTCTCTATTAAAAGAGCGTGGTGGTCAGGGGGTTATGGTCTATGAAATGATGATGCCACGTCCCCAAGGTCTAGGTATAGCCCAGTACAATGCCCGTATTTTTGGATTAAGGAAAAAAGGTTATATTATCCAAAACAAAGAACCTGGTCACTTTGTGTTAATTGAACCGGGGCAACAACCACTAATATGAAAATACTCGATTTTATTTACTATTTGGTTATTATTGCTCTGTTGGCGTTTTACATTGAGATTTCCAATGCTCCCAAATCGATGACCTGCATTACTACGGCCCCAGACGTTCAGACTTGCGTGGTTACTAATTTATTGGGAAAATGATAAGAAAACACAGTAAAAACGTACTACCTAAACTTAAAGAAAGAGCAGACCGTGCCCTTCAGGACTATTTCCGCCGCCATAAGACTAAATGTGAAATGTGTGGAGGAAGATATGAAGTCGCCCACCACTTTATTCACAAAAAGTTATCTAATTATCTTCGTTACGATGAAAACAACTTGATTTTTGTCTGTCAATCCTGTCATTCCAAGTTTCACAGTTTTCCCGAACCAACCTACCCTATCCGAGTCCAGCAAATGAGGGGGCAAGAATGGTTGAACTACATCGAGTCTCACCGACATTTGGAAAAGAAGTTCACTCGTTCTGAGTTAGAGGAAATTATCAAAAAGTATGGAGTATAAAACCGATGACACTTACGAAGCAGCGTTCTACATGGTTCACGGGGCTAGGATCACCGGAGTTTCTCAAGGGAAACTCCCCGACCATCGAAGGAAGCAGTTTTTATCCAGTCACAATTGGATGATTTTTTTGGAAAATGTCGAGGATATGGATATTGTTAATTATCACAATAACACTGCCGTGGTAAATGTTAGAGAGTTCGAGTATTGCCGTCGAAAACTGAAAAGAATTGTTAGTAAAACTTTATCTTAATGGTGATATAATACCTTCAATGGACACACCTAATCAACCCCAAACAACCTCCCTATCTTTTGAGTCCTCCCCCGGATTCGCTATCGTTAAAGAAGTAAAAGAAGAAGAAGGAGAATCGATTGTCCTTTCCCAAAAAAAACAAGGCCGAATAATTCTCGGCGAGATTATTTCCATGGGTGGAGACACCACTGGAAGTGCCGGAGAGTTAGTTAAGGCTTCGGAGTATGGTAAGGTCGGCGACAAGATCTGGTTTCTTCACTACTATGATGAAGGCGGCGTTGATGTCGGCGAGATTGATGGTCAAAAGTATTATTTTGTTAAATTCGGCGATTTTAGAGCCAAAAAATTATGATAAAAACTGATATTGCCTTCGGCTCCAAAGCCAGGAAAAAGCTTCTTATTGGTGTTAACAAGATGGCGGACGCTGTCTCCTCTACTCTAGGGCCGAGGGGAAGGAATGTCGCTATTGAGAAATTTGTCCCCACCGGGGAAACCTACGACAAAGTAATTCTTCACGATGGAGTCTCAGTTGCTAGAGCGATTGATTTACCAAATCATTTTGAGAACATGGGGGCTTCGGTTATCCGTGAGGCTTCCCAGAAACAGGTTGATCAGGTTGGAGATGGTACTACCGTGGTTATGATTTTGGCCCAAGCTTTAATTAACGAATGCTATAAATTGGTGGAATCCGGAGTCAACCCGATGTCTTTAAGAAAAGGTTTGGAAGAGAGAACCAAAGAACTAGTCGAAAGACTGGAGTCGATGGCCAAACCTATTAAAGGAATTGAAGATTTGCGTTTCATTGCTACTATTTCTGCTGAGGACGCTGATTTAGGAGATTTAGTTGCCAGTACTCTCGATCAGGTCGGTAAGGATGGCGTGGTCACAGTTGAGGAATCTAAGTCTATCGAGACAGTTGTCGAACATCAGGAGGGGATGCAGATTGATAAAGGTTTCTTACACCCTTGGTTTGTCACCAGTCCGGAAAGAATGGAGGCGGTGATCGAGGATGCCTACATATTGGTTACTGATAAGTCAATTAACTCTTTGGTGGATTTTACCAACTTTTTCAATACATTCACTAAGAAATCCAAGAACATCGTTATCATCTCTCCTGACATTTCCGGTGAGGCACTTCCCCTCTTAATCCAAAATAAACTGCAAGGGAAACTCTTTTGTTTGTGCGTTCAGGCTCCTTCTTTTGGCGAAGATCAAAAAAATATCCTTCAGGACATTGCTACTCTTACTGGCGCCAAGTTCTTCTCTCAGGATGCTGGCTACAAATTCGAGGACTTAAAGGTCGAGGATTTGGGTTTTGCCGAGAGTGTGACTTCTACTAAAGACACTACAGTTATTGCCGGGGGCCAGGGTACTAAAGAAGACCTTGATGCTCGGATTGCTTCGATCAGGAAAGTTTTGGAAGATGTCGACAGTGAGTTTGACAAGGAAAGATTAAAGTCCCGCTTGGGTAAATTAACCAACGGAGTCTCAGTCATTCGTGTCGGTGGTCACACTGATATTGAAATGAAAGAACGCCGGGAGAGAGTTTTGGACGCAGTTTCCGCTACCAGAGCCGCTCAGGATAAAGGAATCATCCCCGGTGGAGAGATTGCCTTCCTGTACGCCCGACAGATTCTCAAAGGTTCTGATGTCGTCACCGATAAAATCCTTCATACTGCTCTTTATAAACCATTCCAAAAACTCATTACTAATGCCGGACTTGATGAAATCGAGATGGCGATTGGTTTAATGGGTAAGGATAAGGAATTTGGAGTGGACGTTACTACCGGAGAAATTAAAAACCTAGTCGAGGTTGGGATTGTCGATCCGGTCAAGGTGGCCACCAATGCCTTGCAGAATGCTGTCTCAGTGGCCATTCAAATCATCACTACGGATACCGTTATAGTTCCAAAAATAAAAGATGGTATGCCATACGTGCCAAAAAAATGAAGCCATTATCGATCCAGTCTTTGGAGTCCTCCCCTGTAAAGAATGTCAGGATAGACAACACTTGCTCGCCGACCCAGGCAATATCCCGGAGTTTATCGGAGATAACATTAAAGAGCAGCGTAAGGCTCATTTTGACGATATTCACGGGGCTCACCGAAAAGGCGTTCCAAGCCGGGAGTTTCTGGAGAAGTATGGATCCGAAGCTATGCGGAGACAAGGTTTCACCGACAAAGAAATTAAAAACGCCCAACCCGTTTGGGACGATGATAAATACTACGGGCATAAAAACGGATGATTGAGATACTAATCGCTATTATTATCGGTACTGTCCTAGATCTACTCTTTTTCTTTGTCGGTTACTGGGCTGGTAGGTCAAAGAATATCATTGAGGATGCTAAAACCGCCGCCGGACAAATAGCCGGAGCCTCTGGTGCTATTGTCAATAAAATTGCTAATCCCCCAATTCACACCGGAAAGCTCGACAGTCCCACGGCCAGAGAGATGATTATTAAGAATGACATTCAGCGGTCTGCGGGTCTTCAGGAAATGAAGAAGACCTTGGATAATATCCCCGAACTAAATAAAATCAAAGAGAAAGTCGTTGATCTAAAAAAGAGGGGGTTGTACGAATGAAAGAACCGATTGTCGTTTTCCACTCATGGGAGAAATCTCCGGAAAGGAATAAACCCTGTCCATGCGGTTCCAAAAAGAAGTATAAAAAGTGCTGTTATATCAAGGATCAGGTGAATATTCAAATGCAGAAATTTAACATACTTAACGCTAAAAATGTTACTATTAAAGAAGAAAATGGAGCAAACACGAAACTTTAAATTAAGAGTCGAAGCTTTCCAGAATAAGTTTGGTCTATCTAATTGGAAGATCAATCTAATTTTCCCCTCTGATAACGTTCCCCATGTCTCTGGTTTAAGCCGAGCCAAAACTCTAGCCAATCCCCAATACTACGTGGCCGAGATGACCGTCTACCCTATTTTGTTGGCGGCGGAGTCTGAATGGGACGAAGTAATAGTTCATGAGTTGGTTCATATCACCATGGCTCTTTATGACTTCCTGGTGGATAATTTAGGAGCGAGCGATAAAAAAGAAAACGAGGATATTTTCTACCTTGCTAGGGAGAGTTCTACCTCCCAGTTAACATCTATCATTATGAGATTATTAAATCCGTCAGTCGATCTGGTGGGCAATGGCTTAAACATTCCCGAAGTTAAATGCGACATACCCTTATGAACCTACCTCAAGAAGAATTTAATAAATTGACCGATTGTATTTTTATTGGGAAACATCCCAGCGTTGACCGGAAAATGTTTTTAATCTACTGGTTAGTCAGGAGGAACGAAATAACAGAATTGAGGGCATACACTGTCGGTTGCATTGAAGGTGAAGAACATGAGTCATTCCACAAACTTCTCCAGTGTGTGGTTGATTCCAACGATATTATCGAGTCTATTGGTATTGTCTCTCCTCATGAGTCCGGTATTCCCAAAGAGTACAAAGATGTTATTGTTAAATATGATCCTCTTCAATTACTCCAATTATCAGTTAAACAACCTATGCCCCTAACTAAAAAAGGAAAAAAGATAGAAAAAGCGATGGACAAAGAGTACGGAAAAAAGAAAGGCAAGCAAGTCTTTTATGCCTCTAAAAATGCCGGGAAAATCAAAGGTGTCGAAGGACGCAAAAAACGTCGTTGAGATGCGGAGATTAACCCTTTAACCCCTCCCCTCCCCCGCTACTAGACATCCCACTGCTCGATCTCTAGCTTCAGCACGGGGCGGAGGAGTTAGTCCAGAGTGGGGGAGTCATGCGGTAATTAACTATGATAGACATAAAAACAAACGAAACCAATCCGAGAACCTTGGACAAATCCAAGTTTCAAAAACTCTGCAATTCCATTAAGCAGTTCCCTAAAATGTTGGAGCTAAGACCGATTGTGGTGGATAAAAACGGAGTGATTCTCGGTGGCAACATGAGGTTTCTGGCTTTGCAAAAATTAAAGATGCCAATTCAGGATAGTTGGGTTAAGGTTGCCGACAGTCTTTCAGAGGAAGAACGACGTCGTTTTATTGTCGAGGATAATCTAGCCTTTGGTGAGTGGAACTTCGACTCCCTGGCCAATCAGTACAGCATTGAAGAGCTATTGGACTGGGGTTTCGATGAGAAAGAGTTGCACTTCGATAAGGAAATGATCGAGGATGAGGTTCCGGAGGTGGACGATGTCAACCCACCTGAATCAAAATATGGTGAAGTGTATCAGTTAGGTAAGCATAGACTAATTTGTGGCGACGCTACTAAAATTGACGATATTCAGACTTTAATGGGAGATAAAAGAGCGAGGATGGTTTTCACTGATCCTCCCTACAATGTTGGCTACACTGGGGGAATGGGAGGCAATGGTAATCAGCACAAGAGGGACAAAATCCTCAATGATAAGATGTCCTCTGACCAATTCTATGCTTTTCTCTATTCAGCTATTTCCAATTTAGTTTCTGTAACCGACGGGGCATTTTATGTTTGTATGTCATCATCCGAGCTTCACAGCCTCTGGAGGGCATTCACAGCCTCTGGAGGGCATTGGCAGACGTACATCATTTGGGCTAAGGATTCCTTCACTCTGTCACGTTCCGATTATCAACATCAATTTGAACCGATTATGTATGGCTTAACTGAATCCGAGGCCCAAAGAGCCATCAACGAGGTCGATGAGGATAAATTACCGATTATGTACGGCTGGACTAAACATGAGTGGTACGGTGGTCGCAAGCAGGGTGATGTGTGGCGATTTGACCGTCCGAAGATAAGCAAAGAACACCCCACCATGAAACCCGTGGCTTTGTGTGCCAAGGCTATTGCCAATTCCAGTTTGAGAGAGTCAATCATTCTCGATGGCTTCGGAGGGAGTGGGACGACTCTGATTGCCTGCGAGCAATTGGATAGAATTTGTTATATGTCCGAGTTGGAGCCAAAGTATTGCGATGTCATTAGAAAACGTTACTCTAGATTTATAGGCAAGGAGGCAGAATGGCAAAAAGCAACACCAAAAATATAACCACTAAGCAGGTTAGAAGAGTGCCCAACCCTACAGGGAAGGGAGGCTTTCAAGACCATCCTGAACTTAGGAATGATGGCCGTTGGGATAAAGAGAACTCTTACTCCTATTGGCTCAACTATTTCAAACATCTTAGTATTGACGAATTTAAGGCTTATAAATTGACGCACCCCGATAACGTGATGACCATGGCTGAGATGGGAGCCTATGCCCGTGTGGCCAAGACTGTCGATCATCTCAACGAGTTTCAGGAAGTGGCTAACCGCACCGAGGGTATGCCTCAGAACCATATTGATTTAACTAGCGGCGGAAAACCTCTAGTAGTATTTGACATTGATGGAAAGACTAAAAATAACGGATCTGATAAATCCTCAACCTAAACAACTGGAGGCTTTGCAGGCTCTCCTATCTCCTGACTGTAAATATATTCTCTATGGTGGGGCCATGGGAGGCGGTAAGAGCTACATCCTTCGTTGGGGGGCTATTGCCTATTTAATCTATCTTTATCTTAAAACTGGAATTAAAGGGATCCCGGTTGGTTTATTTTCCGAGGACTACCCTACACTCAAGGATCGGCAGATCAGTAGGATTGACCGGGAGTTTCCTCCTTGGTTGGGTGAATTAAAAAACGACCAAATTGACGGTTTAGCTTTCAAAGTGGCACCAGAATATGGTGAGGGCAAGATCTTGCTTCGGAATCTTGATGATCCTTCTAAGTATATGTCCACCGAGTTCGCTGGCGAGTTTGTTGAAGAGCTTACCCGGAATACCTACCAAAACTTCGAGGATTTAAGGAATCGGCTTCGGTATCCCGGTGTCGATGAGGTTAAGTTCATGGGGGCAACTAATCCTGGCGGTGTTGGCCACGGTTGGGTTAAAAAGTATTTTATCGATAAAAACTCCGGTGACCGGGAGCAGGATCGCTTTTTCTATGTTCACGCTACGGTTTACGATAATAAATATATTTCTCCGGAGTACATTAAACAGCTTGAGTCTTTGCCCACCCGACAGCGTAAGGCTTACTTGGAGGGTTCCTGGGATATCTTTGCTGGTCAGTATTTTACCGAATGGGATCCGGCCAAGCATATCATTCAGCCGTTTGTACCTGGCGATTCGACAATCGTGGGAGGGATGGACTGGGGCCGGGCTATGCCATTTGCGTTTCACTTAGCGGCTGTAGATAAGGTATTTTGGAAGGATGCCATGGGGGATCGCACCAGTTTCTATCGTGCCCGAACGTTCTTTGAGATCTATGGGACTGACAAATCTCCGCCGGAGTGGGGAGAAATCATTAAAGAGGCTCTATGGAAGAAGATGAAACTTAAACTAAAAGACATCAGTTGGGTTCGGGCTGATACTATGATTTTTGATAAGGGTGATGATAACTCTACCTCAATCTATGACCAGTTTTATGCCTCCGATACTGATTGGATGATTCTCAAACCTGCCAACAAAGATCGGATTGGGGGATGGAATAATATGCACCGCTGGCTCTCTTTAGCACCTGACGGCCTGCCTTATTATCAAATCGCTTCGAATTGTGACAATTTGGTGCGGACACTACCCCAGTTGATTCACGATGAAAACAACATTGAAGACGTGGAAAGCTCCCGGAAGTTTAATATCGATGACGACTGTGGTGATGACCAGAGGTATATGCTCCACCATGTCAACTTTGTTGATGGGTTCACTGGTCAACTTCGGAGCAAAGGCTACTCTCCGGTTGATCCCAAAGGCAATCAGGCTAAATTTTACGGTAGCAATGAGAACATGGATAAGCACCTCCTCAATCTCTCTAAATTTAAATAGATTATAATTATATAAATGGACATCCAGATAAATAGCTCCCGTGTCGATATTCTAGTTCAAACTGTTATAGTTACTCACAATCTTGGTCAGACCGATTCACTTCTATTCCGGTGCTATCACTGTGGAACGACTATCAGCCGGATCGACGGCACGGTCATTAAAATCGAGGCAGGCCACCCGCCTTCGGATTATGTTCCGATAATTGATCAGTGTCACAACTGCCACGAGAACTATATTTTTCAGAATGGGTTTACTAAGCCGATGTCGGCAGAGATCACCCTCGCACCCGAACCCGGTAAGGCCCTGTCTACCTTCCATTGTATTCGTTGCCGGACTCCTATCCTTCAGTATGATAAAAATAAAATCGTGATATTGGGAACACTCAAATTGATGGAGATGCCGTTCTTTGTCAACTGCCCGAAGCCGGACTGCGGTCAAACTTACCTTATCAAAGAATTAGTCAGTTTGGAGCCATAAAGGAGTATAATTTTACTATGCCACAAAGTGAAGAAATAAAGATGCAGGGTGCGATAACCGAGACGACTCCTGATTTAAAGTACGGCGAGGAGGGTTTGCTAACCCCAGCCATGGATCCTCTCAGTTTGGATATTGAAGATGACAAATTAGTCGAAATACTTGAAGATTATGAGGATGGTTACGATGCTTTTTATACCGGAAGATATGATCTGTTTGAACGTCGCAAGCGTAACGAAGTACATTACTTTGGTCGACAGATTCAACAAAAAGAAGAAGAGGGGATGAAGGATTACGAGTCACGGTTCCAGGATAATGTTCTTTATGAAATCATGGGCACGGTCAAACCTTTAGCAATGTCCCGTTTCCCTGATCTGATGGCTCTGCCCGGTAACGGTACCAAATCGTCAATGGACGTAGCTAGAGAACTTAGTAAGGCATTGAATGAAGATATTAAAAGTGAGCAGATGCGGTATATTCTAGGGATTGCTTATAAACACCTTCCTGTCTATTTCACAGCCTGTATCAAGGGTTGGTGGAATCCTGAAATTGACGACTACCAGTTTGGAGTAATTCACCCTGATTTGATAAAGGTTGACTGGACATGTCCCACCCGTGATGCCGACGACATGAGATTTGTTATTCAAAAGGTTCCGATGACCGTTCAGGAGGTTATTCTCCGTTTCCCGGATAAAAAAGACGAGTTTTTCAAACAACTTCAGTCCGATGGTTTGATGCCGGGGGGAAAAGAGACTTATTCTGTTCTAGGCACTATGATCAAAATTTCCGAGTGCTGGTTCCACGAGTATGTCCGTCATTCTGATACTGAGGTAGAAAAAGTTTGGGGTGTGGTTTGGAAATACAAAAAAGTCCTATTCAAGAAGATGAAGAATCCTAACTACGATTACACTGGCGAGACACGCTATTTTGCTTATGATAATCCCGGAGAAGAAAAAACTAAACGTTCCCTAAATTTTCAAGAGATGATTCAAATCGTCACGACTGGCCAGTTACCTTCTAATGTTAAGGCCCAGAAGGTTTACCACAATTTCTTCCGACAACCCCGAAAACCTTACTACTTCTTTGGTTATGATCAATGGGGTAAACAACCATACGATGAGACCTCCTGGATAGAGCAGAACCTCCAAAATCAAAAGTCTATGGATAAACGTGGCAAACAGATCGAAGAGACTCTGGATTCCCGTGGTCATCACATCGTTGCCAAGGACGCTGTTACACCTGCTGAATTGGAGGAGATTGATTGGAACGATCCTAACCTTGATCTGTCTGTTGCTGGAAGGCCAGCAGAAAAATACCTGTATGTCCCACCCGAAAGACCAACCGCTCAGGAGTTTCAAGAACTTGGTAATTTAAGACAGAGGATGTATGGCGTGGCTCATTCAACTGCTGTCCGGGGTGAAGTTAAGGAAGGCCCGGCGACTAATAATCAAATTGCTAGGGAGGGTGACTTCTCGGCTGCCGATGATATTGTAGCCGACACAATCACTTCTGCTTCTCAGTGGATCTCCGAATGGTCGATGCAGTTTGTCAAACTTCGTTACACCCAGGATCATTTTAGATGGCTGATGGGTATTGCTGGAGACGCTGTTTACTTCAAATTAAATAGAAACATGATAATGGACGGTATGGTCATTAAGGTTAAGGCTTCCGGTACCGATAAACTCAGGGCACAGAACAATGCTATGGATATGGCTAAGATGGAAATGATCGACATTCACTCTTTTTATACCGACATGGGTTTATCTGATCCCGATGGTCGAACACGCAAGTTGCTAGTTCAGAAGGCCAATCCTTTAGCTTATCTGAAGATGGTCGCTGAAGGTCACGACACAGCCCAGGAAGAGGCCGAGGAGATTCTTGCTACTTCTGCACCTTTAGATCCGGCTGCTGCCTTGAACCCTACCCCGTCTGGAGGAGCAGGAGCACCTACCGCCACTCAGAACCCCACACCTACTAATACGGCAGCCGTTGCCACTGAACCTCCGGCTGGATCACCCCCCGCCGGGGTATTATGATAGAATTATTATATGGACGATATAGGAATACCAATGCCCTCCGACATGGGTGTCGACAAGGATAAGAAAATTGACCGTAAGGTGATGGAGTACCAAGACGGAAGCGAATTAGCTAAAAAAATAAAGGAAGAGGAAGAGAAACCCAACCGTTATGCTGTCTTTGATCATGTGTTCTATGATGCTTTTCGCGCGGCCAAGGATATGTACACCGAAGATGGTAAGGATCTTGACTCTGTAATTGATGAGTATATTAAATGGTTAGAGAAATGTAAGGGTAAGGAATCAGAGTTAATGAAAACTGCCTTAGCTGAGGACGAAGAGGAAGAGAGTGAAGAAGATGAAGATTAGGAGTATAATATAAAATATGCCAGAACCAATACAGGACACACCTGAAGTAAAAGAAGCCAAAGAAGCTGTTGAAAAGTACAAAAAGAATATCAATACCCGATCTCTCAAACAGATCATGACCGATGCGGTCAAACCCAAAGAAGAGGAAAAAGTCCCCGATAAGATTAAAGAAGATAAAACCGATTTGGAGAAGAAAGCTGCTGAAGAGGCTACTAAACGTAAGGACGAGAAGGTAAAATCCAAAGAGGATAGTCGAAAGAAAGAACTCGAAGAGACTGCTAAAAAAACCGCCGAGGAAACTGCTAACAAAGTGAAAGAGGACTTTAAGGTGGAGATGACCAAGATTCTTGAAAAAGACAAACCCGATATTGAAAAGCAAAAAGAGGCCGACGAACTTGTGGCTTCCTGGGATAAAGAGAAGAGACTGCCAAAGGACTATAAGGAATTGATCAGCGAAACCATGCGGATTGCTGATAAGCGTTCCGAGATTAAAATGCGGGAGATTTTGGAGAAACAGACTAAAAATGCCGAGGCTGCTAAACAGAAGGCTGTGTCTGAAGAGACTGCTAAGAGAGAATCTGTTCAGAAGGCTATGGAGGCCGAGAATAGTTCCAACGTTAATAAACTTTATCAGGATATTGAGACCTTAATTATGGCGGGTGTATTCGAAAAACCCGATGATATTAAAAACATTGAAGATGTCAAAACTACCGATAAGAATGCCCAGAAGATCCAAGAGGTTCTAAAATTTGGCATTGAGTTGAATACTAAGTTAAAAGCTGAGGGTAAGGATCCGGTTCCCTCCTTCTCCCGGATTTATTTCGATCATTACAAGCCTGCTCATGCAGCAGATAAACCGAACGTTCCAGTTAATGATCAGCCACCGGGAGGCGATGCTCCAATTGCCGGATCTAAGAACACTCCCACAGGTGAGGCTGATCCTAACAGCATGACTCCTCAAAAAGTAGCCATGCTCCGTCATGAAACTTGGCCACAAACTTTGGCTAGAATTGCCCGTGAATCCCGCGCAAGGGCTAGTAATCGCTGACCTATTGACATTTTTACCAAGAGGTCTAAAATTTACATAGTTAAGTTATTAAAGGGACACACCCGCTCACAAGGCGGGTTTTTTATTTATAAAAATATGAAAAATATGAAACTTCTAAAGCTCTCTGTTAGATTCGCATCGGATGGCATTGCCGTTCCGACACGTGTAGATGTTTTAGGGAATCGTCAACTCTACACTAAAGTTGTGGATCAAATTTTGAATTTCCCATCCCTTTATTCACGTTTAGTTTCCCAGGGTTCTGAGTTCCAAGGTAAGAGTGAGGACGTTACCTACGATATCTTGGCTGATACCCAAGGACAATTCTTCACCTCTTTGGAGACTCTATCCAATTCCGCAGTCTCTACTGCTGTTACCGGATCATTCACACACACTGCTTACACTCAACCAATCGTCTCGATCATGTTGGAATCTTTTGCCAACGTCGGTTCTTTGGGGATAATCAATTTGGATACTTATAAGTATGAGAAGGCTGCGGCAACTGCCATGACCACACTCGGTTCAGCTATTTATGGTTTAGGTACTGCCAATCAACCTCTTGGCTTGACTGCAATCGTGGATGACACGACCAATGCGGCTACCATCGGAGGTTTGGCTCGTAGCACTTACACCGCTCTGGAATCTACCCTTACTGCTTATGCCTCCGGTAAATTAACTCTCGGTACCATGGCAACTCAGTACGATTCAGCACTCGCACCCGGTGCAGCTGAAGAGGAACCGAACGTCGGTTTCTGCTCCGCTACTATTTTCTCTTTGTATGAACAACTATTAACTCCATTTGTCCGTCAGAGTTATGCTGATGTCGGCTACGATAAACTTCGTGTCCGTGATAAGTATGCACAAAGAAACAACGCTGAACTTAAAGCTGACATTGGTTTCAGTGCTATGTCCTACCGGGGTACCTACTTAATTAGGGACTTCTACTCTACTGCCCAAATGCTTTGGTTATTAAACGAGAAATACATCGTTTGGAAGGGCCGTGCCGAAATCCCTGCCGAATACGAAAACGTATTGGAGAAGGTTGACTTCGGGACAATGAAAGCCTATGCAGGCACCGGAGCAATTGCTGTCGAAACTCCTTCAGAATGGAATGGCTGGTTCTTTCAGAAGCCATTAACCATCCCTGATCAAGCAGGTCGGATTGGCCGCTTCTACTGTATCGGTCAGACCATACCATATTCCTTCCGTAGACATTCGAAGGGTACTGGTATTACCGGAGTCTAATTATTAAAAGTTTATTAAATTAAAAAAACAAAAATATGAGACTCACTAAAATAAACGAAAGATTCGCAAAATTCGCTCCCCCGCTGTTCCTAAGCAGCCAAGATATCTATTCCCAGGACACTGTTGCTAATCATCTGATTGGAACGATGGCCTATGCTTCAGAAGGAAGAATCTTCCGCTACGCTTTGGTGGGAGCCGCCAGTTTGGTCGTGGGAAACCTTTTGCAGGAAGCTGCTGAAGATACTACCTATGAAAACATGGCAGTCCTCGCTTCTCCCCAAGTTCTCGCCCAGAATGGTTTACAAACTGTCAATGTAACTAACGGTACCGCTACGGTGGTTCCCGCAGCTTACCTTGGAGGTCACCTGGGAGTTTATACGGCAGGCGGTGAGGCAATTGGTTACGACTACGACATATTAGGTATTACCGGGACATTAACAACCGGAGGTGCTTTGACGGTAACTGTTGACCACCCGATTTCTGCCGCTTGGACAACTGCCGCTAAAGTTTGTATGAAGAAATCTCCGTATAGCGGTGTCATTCAGGCCCCGGCGACGACTCAGACAGGTATGGCTGTTGGTGTGGCTATCTATCCAGTTACTAATGCTTACTACGGTTGGGTTCAATCCCACG